AAAAAGGTATCCGCTTCGATTATTGGATGATTTTCTAAATGTCAAGGGGTCTGGAACATTTTTTGAATAATATTTTCTATTCGATACAGAGTGGTATTTTATGGTTGCTTAGATTGACGACATTGTTTGGTAAATGGCTTTTTCGGCATCTTTCTGTAGAGGGAATCAAGGTTAAATAGATTACTCTTTTGCTTAATGTCATAATCATATTTTCGAAAGTTAGTTCGACTCTTTCGTCTATGTGTTGCAGGCCACAAATCTTCATTATTCCAAAAGTGATCCACCCAGTTATAGGCGAATTCTAATACATTAACCTGGTACTTGCTCCAGGTTCCTTGTATCCAATCATGGATTTCCTCAGTTATCATAATGCTATCACTTTGTTGGCCCTTTTGGCTCATCACCCGATGGTAATCTTTAATAAACAAATACAACATCTCAGTTTGGTCTTTGACAAAAGGGAACTTTTTGATCATTTTCGCATAACAATCATATGATAAACTTCTGAATTCTTTATCGGAGTCAGAAAGAAAAAAGAAATGATCCTCCTTTAAAAGGCTGCCAATGTATCGGTTCATTTGTTTCCCATATTCTGAATAAATGCCTACCAGCCACACTTTTACTTCTTGGTCATACTCTCTTAACTGTTGGCGGTATTTATCAAGTTTTTCATCTTTCAGCACAGTTTTTTCTTCTGCTTCCGTGATATTCAGGTAATTATTAAAATATTCGAAAACATAATTAACGCAAACTCTCATGTTTTCGTTCCGCTCATCCGTATTGAATTCATTGATCCTATCTTCTTTTTTTCTACGAGCAATATATTCTTCTATGGAAATCACTCTATCACCCCACAAGTCCTAGCCATGTATACTTTACATATAGTCCAATTTTAGCACACAAATTAATAATATTCGAAAAATGCACGGCCAACCTACCTAATTGAATCGTCGTCAAGTCGGTCCCTGCTATCAATTATACGATTTCTCATTCTACTTGGGGCGATAATCAATCTCGTTTCATGGTGGTTTTATTCGATATCCCTATTGAGATTTATCAATTTGATTCTCTATAGCGATATATTTATTAAGAACCAATAAACTTCGTTCTTTAAACCGATTCCGCAAATCCTTCTCCTTCTCGCTTGTAGTGAGCCACAGTTCCCCATACTGCTCCACGAAGGCCTTAATAAGCTTTCTATCATCTCCCGTTTCATCGATTCCTAATATCTCCGACATTATTTTTTTGTCTCTAATAATATTCATATAGTCATAAAAGATTTTACTTAGTCTTTCAGATGCTAGCTTTGTAACATTTTCTTGTGTGTATGGCAAACTCGGCACAATAGAACTAACTTTAATCTTTTTCTTTTTCTTGTTCTTCCCTTTGCCTGTAAATTTGGGTTCGGAATTATCTTCATTAATCTCGATTTCGATAATATTTTCTTTTTCTAAACGATCACCTTGAATTTTCGTTGAATATGCTTCTATTCCATTTTCATTCAGGGTTTGTTCCAGTCTCTTCAACTGTGTGCTCATTACGTCATAAATTCTATCTTCTTTTGAGCCTTTATTTGTTTTACTCGGTTCCGGAATATAAAATTCCCCCGCTCTTGAGTCATTTAACAAATTTACATGAAAACTCACTGTAAATTTGTATATTTTCCCCTTATCAATCTTCTCCTTGTCGGTCTTTATGGCCGTGTTGAATTTGGTGCCAATTTCCTCATCAAAAATATCCGTGTTTTGCAATATGTATTTCACAAGATATTCCTCCCCATATGGTTCATTTATAAACATTCATTTCCATATAAGGATAATTGTATGCATTATACTGTCCTAATGATTAAGAAACTACACTTTTCCTGGTAACGGGTGTAAATAAAAAACGTCCGAAGTCACATTAAAGTAACCTCAGCCGCATTTTAATACGCCTTTTAATTTGTGGACTCTATCTCAGACCCATATAAACACCCGATACACACTCGACCCTCGTTGTATGAGGAAACATATCGGCACTTGTAAAAACACAACATGTAGTTAACTATTAATTAGATAACACTAGATGTTGTGGTGTGTTTTCTATTGAGGCTAACTACCGTCTCAACGTGAAATGAGCCGTTCGTTTTGATGTCTTGGATGTATTTTTAGTGTATTTCTACATATATCCGTCATAGGGAATACGACCATCAGAATTATCCGTTCAAGGAAACATGTCCACGGGATAAGGTTGAGAGGTCAATTTGGATATGTTCCATTTTATGGAATGGCACGAGCCGTTCGAATGAATGTCTGGTGTGTATTTTTATACTTTTTCGTATAAGGAAATACGTCGACATCGTTTTACACCTTTTGTCCGTTCGCGGGAATATATCCACGGTTTTATCTATTTTTATCCGTTCTCGGGAACAGGTCAATATATGATTGGGTTAGTATCCCGTCGTCTATGGTGGCATGGGTATCACCTCTTGATGAAATGAAAACCCCTTGCAAGAAAGCCGTGTAATCTTTGCCGTAGCCGTTTAAGGTTTAGATTTCAGGTGCAGGTGTGAATGTCTGGTTCATTCGTTTCTACCAACTCAAACCCGAATAGTACAAAATAGATGTAAAGCACTATCAGCGCAGTCATCTTATTGATCACAGGCATTTCGATTAAGCCGTGTGCCACGTTATTTCTTAGGTTTAGCCCAAGTTGACAGACCATAACGTAATCTACCAAATACAAATAATCTTCAGGAAGCACTTTTACAAATTCATTTTTTAGAAATTCTGTGAATGTCTGTTCCTTTTGTGTTCCGTCTGATGCCACGCCGGTAGTCGGGTAACCATAATATTCAAAAAATCTACGAAGCGCCCCTTCATACTGAGGTACCAGTATGTGAATTGCTGAGATATAGTCATCAGCAAATAATCTTTCTATTCCGCGATCGATAATGGTCTGCTGATCTACAGAAATAAAATCGCGACTACGAAGAAACCGCGCGATGGTTTCAGCGGTCATTCCAGCATCAGAGTAGGCGCACCATATCTTATGAAATATCTGAAATTGAGCATTGAGTAGTATCCCATATGTTTGAGCGAAAAAATACAACTCCCAATCGTCAGCGTCGTTGCCAATAAAAACACTTCTGCCATTTTGCATGCTGTTAAGGGATGCTATCATTGGTAAAACCGAATTTATAGAATTTGATTTCGCTTGAGATTCCGACATAGTCTTGGAAGGAGTAAAAAATGAAACCGTTAAGCGAGGTAAATAATCTGCAACATTTGTAGCATTAACACCCTCTGTAAAGGCGGTAACCATATTATTCAATTGGTCAGCTACGGCTTCGGGTAAATTTATGCTAATACGATGCACTTGCATTTCGTCACTCTCAGACAACTTGCGCTGCGCGTCCTTTATTTTTACCTTTATGTCTGCAATTTCATTTGGGAGGCCGTTTTCGAGATATATCTTAAGAGCGCATTCGTAATGCGCTACAGCGGCAAGAAAACTTTCATCAGCCTCGGCGAGAGATTCATAGTACTTCCCATATTCTCTTGCAAGTGTGAGGACATCGCCATTTTCGATTCGCGCCCAAAAAAGAAGTTCACGGATGAAAACATCTTTAGAATGGATATCACACCTATTCTTGCAGAAATCAAGGTGCGCAATCAGCGTCTGCTTGGCTGTGGCGGTCAATAACTGTGAGTGTTTATCTCTAAATTCACGCAAGCATTGAGAAAAAGTAAGCAAACCCCAAGAGCTATCATCATTCTGGTCAAGGATATGTTCTGGATCAATGACTGTTTCAACTATTTTACTTTCAACCATTTGCATAATTGCCTCAAGATTATCGGCGATGTTGAATTGCAAAGCCAGTTCCGTCAGTCTCTCAAACTTTGAACTAAAGTCAAAAGATAATGGCTTATCTGCAAGATAAATTAACGTTTCTTGGCAGAGGTTCTTAACATTTTTATACCGTTCAACCTTTGGAGTGTATTCAACCAAATAATTCAGATAACGGTTCCTCAGAATAAAATTTCTTGTCACCGCCAATCGCATTCCATAAAAATCCACACGTTCTTTCTCGAAGTTCTTTATGTCGGGCAAACATACGCCGTTGGCAAATTCAAACTCAGGAAACAGGAACCCCTTTTTCTGACGTTCGCTGAGATGTATTTCACAGCAGGAAAACAATTCGCTATCCCATTTTAGGAGTGAACGAATATCTTCATCTTGGCAAGATGTGAGCAGCCGTTTAAACTCATCACGAGCGGCTAAAACTGTAGAGTTAAAATCGAACTCGGCGTTTTCCAATAGAAAAGCATCATATTTGTCGAACTGCTCCTTAAGTCGCTCGTTCATTGGCTATCCTCCTCGTAAAATACGGATTACAACACATCCACTTATCTATCTTTATTCGTTCATTACTCCACGCCCAAAGTCTTAAATACAGCTTTCTGCGGGGTTGAGTAAAATATCAAACTAAACACTCCGATGAGGTCTGCCGGAACTGTCCCAAGTTCGGCGGCTGACGTTATCGGTATCAGCACTTTCTTCGTTCTACTGAAGAACAGTCTCTCGCCCAATCCCCAAGTACTCCAGTATCTCCTTCAATGTAACCCAATTCTCTATATTACTTTTCTTGTCCATATTATACCTCCGTTGGAGTGCAGAAGCTGTATGCCACAGTTACAGCTGATTTCAGAACCTTGTTCTTATCAGGAAAACACAATCGGTCGGAATCGTCTTTCATTTCCCATAAGGATTCGTGCGTACCTTCAAACCCCCGAGCGTCGATCTTAGCAGTAACCGAAATGATCTCGCCGGGTTTTACTGTTGGGATATCGATACTTGGGGTCAGAGCCTTAACTTTCGTCGTGGCTTGATTGACGCAATCAAACCGTCTGCCATTCCACGTCACAGTGCCACTGTTTTTAACTCTCCATGTGTGCTCGAATTTTTCATAGAACCCCACAGTGGGACATTCGGTGGGTATTTCTTCGACCAATAGAACATCATCACCAGGGTATAAAGGAAATGAGTTAGCAAGACGCTCATTCACTTGACATCCAGACGGATTACTAAGCAGTCCTCTAACAACATTCGGCACTACAAACGCCACGTTATCATTTAGGCTCCTAGCAAATTCTAAAAACTGCTCATATAACCCTTCAAAGACAATGGCTCTATTTTCGGTCTGTAAAATCCCAAAAGTCTCACATAATTTCGGAAATTCATCCATTGATATAGTTGATCTGCAATATGCGATAAAAGTATCCTTGTTTTTCTTGCTCTGCACATAGGCCTTTATTGGTGAAGATAGCCCGTTGTACTTCTTATTTCCGCCATAGAGACGTTTTCTGTATGTCGCATCTTCTCCAATCAATCCTGATGGTAAAAATGAACTGTATTTGAAGACCCTCGTTTTGTTTGACGATTCTTGATTCGCCCCAGCAGGATTAATTTCTCCGCATAAAGCTGAAAAAATCTCTAACACAAACTGCCCTTGGTTTGAACAAGGGAAGTGCTTATAAAGTTTGCTTATAAACTCACAAAAACGCAAGCCTTATTCTCCCCCTACATAGCAATTTCTAACGTGTCCCCAAAAAGACCCCTTTTCTATTGTGTAATACCCCCAACCTCTCTCCTTACTATCAAGGCTTGTCCCGCTATTCTAATTATAGATAGCGGGATATTTTTATGACGGCCAAGGAAAATGCTGTAAATAATTATATCACTTTAATCTACATCATTAAATATCTTCGTGTAAATCAGTTTGTAAGTAGTCATAAACAGACAGACAAAATCAAACTGAATGGACAAGCCGAAAGGCTCCCGTTTAAAAAAACGGCGAGTTTTTTGGCTGATTATAATGCCCTTTTCTCGCCGGAGAAAGGGCTTTTTTATGTCAATCAATGATAATCAGCAGACAATCATTCAACGGTACAACGAAATCGATGGACACCCCGTCACAGAAGAAGTCTACCGGGCCTATAAGCGCCCTGCATGGGCAGAGCGCAAGCGCAAGGAACGTGAAAAACGCTGCCGTGATGAAAACGGCAACCGCTGCACCAAGAGCTGTCGTGTTTGTGATTTAGAGCGGGCGAAAAAAGGATTGCAGCCAATAGAGCGGACAGGCAATACCCTTTCGCTGGACAAGTTCACCGAGGAAGGCTTCGAAGTAGCTGACCAAGTCGACCTTGCTGAGCTTGTGGCGGACAAGCTGCTTTTCGAAGAACTTTACGCCGCATTGGAGGAACTAGACCCTGACAACCGCAGGATCTTGGAACTCTTCAGCATCGGTAAGTCCGAGCGGGAAATTGCCGCCGATATCGGCCTGTCGCAGAAAGCCATTAACAAAAGAAAGACAAAGTTGTTCGCCCAGCTGCGGGAACGCTTGAAAGATTTCATCTAATCCAAGTACTCAAAACGCCCTCTGGTGTCCTGTGGATATCAGAGGGCTCACACAAAAAAGAAACTTTCATTATCGGTACTCAACCTTCTCTCTTCTGTCCTTTGGATGGTGAGGGAAGAAAAAAGAGCCCTCGGAACGGAGGTTCAGGATTGGAAACACAAGCAAAACAAATCGACACCGAATGCCGTGACCGCAAGATGGACGAAGAATTGGCGGATGTCCTCACAGCAATAAGCGTGGTGTCAAAACGCCTTGCCCGGAAGCTGACGATGCTTTCACAGCAGAACGAACAAAAGGCGGAAGGAGGAAAATCGGATGAGCAAAATGAGTGAACTGTCCTTTGCTGTAACGGAACTTAAGCGTTGCGGCGAAGCGCTAATCGGCATATCTGAATCGCTTGCAGACTTGTTCAGCGGAAATGATGATGCTCAAATTGTGGATCAGCCGAAGGCGGAAGTCTCTGCGCCTGTCAAAAATCCTATTGCCCTTGAAACGGTTAGAGCCGTTCTCGCAGAAAAGAGCCGCGCCGGACATACCGCCAAGGTTCGGGAACTGCTCGAAAAGCATGGCGCTGCAAAGCTGTCGGAAATCGACCCTTCAGAATATCCGTCACTTCTTGCGGAAGCAGAGGTGCTGGGAAATGGGTAAACACGCTCTCCTTTCGGCTTCCTCTTCTCACAGATGGTTACATTGCCCGCCTTCTGCAAGGCTTTGTGAGAGTCATGAGGACAAAGGCAGCGACTATGCAGCTGAAGGAACGGACGCCCATACGCTCTGCGAGTATAAGCTAAAGACTTCGCTCGGTATCCGTGCCAAAGACCCCACCGCCTACCTTACCTTCTTCAACAAAGAGATGGAAGACTGCGCCAACGGCTATGCCGCCTATATCCTCGAAATTGTGGAAACGGCGAAGCAGGTCTGCGCCGACCCGGTTGTCCTCATTGAACAACGGCTCGATTTCTCCAAGTATGTTCAGGGCGGCTTCGGTACCGGTGACTGCTTGGTTATAGCGGACGGATTGCTCCACATAGTGGACTATAAGCACGGACAGGGCGTTTTGGTGGAAGCGAAAGATAACCCACAAATGATGTTGTATGCGCTGGGAGCCTTGGAAATCTTCGACGGCATCTACGACATCGATACGGTTTCGATGACCATCTTCCAACCCAGGCGTGACAATGTATCCACCTACACGGTGTCCAAGGAATCCCTATACCAATGGGCTGAGGAAGTCCTGAAACCAGCGGCCCAACTGGCTTACGCCGGGGACGGAAAATTTAACTGCGGCGAATGGTGCCAGTTCTGTAAAGTTAAGCACGATTGCCTTGCCAGAGCCGAACGCAACCTAGAACTCGCCCAATATGACTTCAAGCTTCCCCCTCTGCTGGAGGAAGATGAAATGGAAGATATTCTTGACAAAATTGATGACCTTATCTCGTGGGCGTCAGACATCAAGGACTACGCCCTGCAGGCTGCCCTCGGCGGTAAACAATGGAACGGATGGAAACTGGTCGAAGGCCGCTCCAACCGCAGATACACCGATGAGGCGGCGGTGGTTGAAGCAGTCAGCGCGACGGGATTTAACCCGTACGAGCGCAAGGTTCTGGGAATTACCGCCATGACCACTCTGCTTGGTAAAAAACGCTTTGAAGAAGTTCTCGGCGGTTTCATAGAAAAGCCGCCAGGCAAACCGACACTTGTACCGGAAAGCGATAAACGCCCGGCAATCTATACCGCACAACAAGATTTTAATGAATTTTAGGAGGAAAATCTTATGTTTAACAACGCAATCAAAGACAATAGCAACGCTATGAAGGTTATCACCGGTCCCAATACCCGCTGGTCATACGCCAACGTCTGGGAAGCCAAATCCATTAACGGCGGCGCTCCCAAATTCTCGGTATCACTCATCATCCCCAAGACGGATAGTCGCACAATAGCAAAAATCAAGGCCGCAATCGAAGCCGCCTATCGTGAAGGTGAAGCCAAGCTGAAAGGCAATGGTAAAACTGTACCTCCCCTTTCCGCTATCAAGACTCCACTGCGTGACGGCGATACCGAACGCCCGGACGATCCCGCCTATGCCAACGCTTACTTCATTAACGCCAACTCCGCAACCGCACCCGGCATCGTGGATGCCGACCGCCAGCCCGTCCTTGACCGTTCCGAGGTTTACAGCGGTGTCTACGGCAGAGCAAGTATCAACTTCTATGCCTTTAACAGCAACGGAAACAGGGGTATTGCCTGCGGACTGAACAATTTGCAGAAAATCCGTGACGGCGAACCTCTCGGCGGCAAGTCCAGAGCTGAGGACGATTTCGCTACTGAAATCGACGAGGACTTCCTCGCCTAAATCTGGATGCCTAAAGGGGTGGCAGGGCAATCTGCCCCCCCTGCTTGGGGTTACGAAAGGATGGTGACGATATGAACGAAGAAGTTTGGAAAGACATACCTGGTTATGAGGGCAAATACCAAGTAAGCAATCTGGGTAGGGTGAAAAGCCTCAGCCGGATAATTCATGGTGCAAATCAATCTTCGGCCTATACGTGGGTAAGTAAAGAAAGAATACTGCGTCCAGGCAGGCATGATAAATCCGGCCACTTATCTGTGATGCTAAACAGTCCGAGAAGATGCTGCCTTGTACACCAGCTTGTATTAAGAGCTTTTATTGGTGAATCCTCTGACGGTACCGTTGTCTTGCACAAAAATGGTGATTCAGCCGATAACCGGCTCGAAAACCTCAGATATGATACGCAATCAGAAAATGTGCATGATGTTTATCGGCAAGGTAAGGCATGGAAAAAGCTAACTGCTGATGATGTGGAGTCAATTCGCTTTGGTCTTGCATGCGGTATGTCCTGCCGGGAGCTTGGTAGTATGTACGATGTAGGGCATCAAGCAATAAGCAAGATAAAGAATAGAGAGCGCTACCAATGGCTGAAATAAAAACGCTGCTATGCGATATAGAGACTTTCTCGTCTGAAAATCTATCAAAATGTGGCGTATACAGATATTCAGAGGCTGCCGATTTCGAAATTCTCTTGTTTGGCTACTGCCCAGATGAGGGTCCGATTAGGGTAATCGACCTCACATCCGATGAAATGATCCCGCAAGACATAATCGATGCAATACAAAGCCCAGAAGTAGTGAAATATGCCCACAATAGCTCATTCGAGCGAGTATGCCTCAGCCGTTTTTTGGGTTTGCCAGATGGCGAATACCTTAATCCAGAGGCATGGAAATGTACGATGGTGTGGGCGGCCTATATGGGATTACCGTTTTCGCTTGAGGGCGTGGGCGCAGTATTGGGTTTGAACAAGCAAAAGCTTAAAGAAGGATCAAACCTAATAAAGTACTTTTGCGGCCCTTGCGCTCCTTCGAAGGCAAATGGCGGGCGCACCCGCAATCTTTCTGAACATGCCCCGGACAAATGGGAAATGTTTAAAGAATACAACAAGAGAGATGTGGAGGCTGAATTGGCCATAAAACAAAGACTCTTAAGATTTCCAGTTCTGGATTTCGTGTGGGATGAATACCACCTTTCGGAAGTAATAAATGACAGAGGCGTTCATGTAGACAAAGTTCTGCTACAGGAGGCCATTGCAATAGATGAACGCTCCCGCGCTGATCTCACAAACACCATAAAGATGCTGACCAAGCTAGAGAACCCGAACTCATTCGCGCAGATGAAGCAGTGGCTTTCTGACAATGGTATTGAAACCGATACGCTCGGTAAAAAGACTGTCGCAGAGCTTTTGAAAATTGCTCCGCCGGAATTGCAGAAAGTTCTGACTCTTCAACAGCAGCTGGCCAAATCCTCCGTCAAGAAATATCAGGCGATGATGAAAACGGTGTGCGCCGATGGGCGCATAAGAGGGATGTTCTTTTTCTACGGTGCCAATAGAACCGGCCGTTTCTCAAGCAAATATGTGCAGCTTCAAAACCTGCCTCAAAACCACATGCCCGACCTGGAACAGGCTCGAAACCTCGTCCGTTCAGGCAACTTTGCGGCTTTGGAAATGCTCTATGATTCCATACCGGAGGTGCTGTCGGAACTGATCCGCACGGCTTTCGTACCGAAACCCGGATGCAAATTCATCGTGGCAGACTTCTCGGCGATTGAGGCACGGGTCATCGCATGGCTTGCGGGTGAAAAGTGGCGTCAGGATGTCTTTGAATCCGGCGGTGATATTTACTGCGCTTCCGCTTCCCAGATGTTCCGGGTGCCGGTGGAGAAACATGGCGTTAACAGTCATCTGCGGCAGAAAGGTAAGATTGCGGAACTGGCCCTCGGCTACGGCGGATCGGTCGGTGCGCTCAAAGCTATGGGTGCACTTGAAATGGGGCTTAAAGAGGAAGAACTGCAACCACTTGTTTCCGCTTGGAGGTTGTCAAACCCCAATATCGTAAGACTCTGGTGGGATATCGACCGTGCCGCGATGAAGGCGGTCAAGGAACGCGCCACTACAGAAACACACGGCATCCGCTTTTCCTATCAGAGCGGAATGCTCTTTATTATGCTCCCTTCCGGCAGGCGTCTTGCCTATGTGAAGCCCCGTATCGGTGAGAACCGGTTTGGCTCAGATTGCATCACCTTCGAGGGTGTCGGTGGCACAAAGAAATGGGAGCGGATTGAAAGCTACGGCCCCAAGCTCACGGAAAATATCGTGCAGGCCACGAGCCGGGACATCCTCTGCTTTGCCATGCAGAACCTCCGTCACCTCCCCATCGTGATGCACGTCCACGATGAGATTGTTATCGAAGCAAATCCTGGCTTATCCGTTGCGGAAATATGTGGCCTGATGGCACATACGCCTCCCTGGGCAAAAGGGCTTCTGCTCCGCGCCGAAGGTTATGAAACAGATTTTTATAAAAAGGACTGACAGGAAAGTACTCAAAAGCCTCTTCCCTGTCCTGTGGAAGGTAGAGGGCGATGACGCCCCGAAGACAGGAGGTTCAAAAATGTTCTATGTAAAGGAGAATATCAGTGAAACGGTTGAGGTAACTATGGAAATCCACGATGAAAATGTGTTCTGTACCTGCCCGGATTGCGGATGTGAGGTCCCCGTTGACCTTGCGGAACTGTTCGGCGGTGGCGAGGGTGATCTGTACAGCACTGCTATTTGCTGCACTAAGTGTAGCCTGGCAAGACAGGAGGTTGGCGATGGACAAATATAACAGCGAGGGTTACCCAGACCCAACCGCCTACGAAGCCTTAACTGTTGTAGAAAAAGAGGAAAAAGACGCAAAAGCCTATCTCTCCCTTGTCTACATCGCCTCGCCGTTTGCGGGCGATACGGAGAGGAATACCGAACGGGCGCGTGGTTACTGCCGATTTGCTGTCAGCAAGGGGTGCATTCCCCTTGCACCTCACCTGCTCTATCCACAGTTTATGGATGACAGCGACAGAGAGCAGCGCGAGTTTGGTCTCCGCTTTGCCCTTATTTTGCTCACCAAATGCGATGAGCTATGGGTGTTTGGCGACAAGTTCAGCGATGGTATGTTGCGGGAGATCGCAAAAGCCAAGCGAAAAGGCAAACCAATCCGGTATTTCAACAGCAAATGCGAGGAGGTGACAAGGTGAAAGACTTAATACCCATCAATTATGAGAGCGAGAAACCGACCGTTAGGGGGCGTGACTTACACGAAGCATTGAAAGTTGAAACCAGATACAACGACTGGTTCTCCAGAATGTGCGGATATGGTTTTAGCGAGGGAAAGGACTTTTACTCATATTTGAGTAAAAGCGACAACGGCAGGCCCAGCACAGAACATGCTGTTTCAATCGCAATGGCTAAGGAAGTTTGTATGCTTCAGCGAAGCGAGATGGGCAGAAAATTCCGGCAATACTTCATCTCTGTTGAGGAAGCTTGGAATTCCCCTGAAAAGGTAATGGAACGGGCATTGCAGATTGCCCACCAGCGCGCCATAGAAGCAGAACGGCGAATTCTTGCCCTGACCGAGGAGAATGAAACGCTGGAAATCGCACTAAACACCTCTCTCCAGTTCTATACGGTTGCGAAGTACAACAGGATATTCAATATGAAATGGAGTCTTGCACAGTGTCAGGCCATCGGCAAACGCCTCTCGGCATACTGCCGCTCCCGCGCCATCGAAATAAGGATATGTGAAACGAACGACGAAAGGTTCGGAGCAGTGAACAGCTATCCAATCATCGCTTGGGAGGATTTCCTGGAGGCGTTACGATGAGAGACCTAAATATTGCCTACGGCAACAGTCGCATGGATAAGAAGTGGAAAAACAGCGACATCTCCTGGGATGACTTTTGCACACGGGTTAATTCCACTGTCCGCACCACGGAAACCGTGGAAGAATACCGCAAACTGAAGAAAGGTCAGCAGGACGAGATCAAGGATGTCGGTGGCTATGTGGCAGGTCACCTCAAGACTGGCCGCCGCAAAAAGGGATTTGTACTCTGCCGCTCCATGATTCTTCTGGATATGGACTATGGCACTCCGGGTGTTTGGGACGAAGTCATTATGAAGTGCGACTTCAAGTGCTGCGCCTATTCCACTCATAAACACACCCCGGAAAAGCCTCGTATCCGTCTTGCCATTCCCCTCTCCCGTGACGTCAGCGAAGCGGAATATCCCGCGGTGGCCCGGATGGTAGCAAAGGACATTGGAATTGACCTGTTTGATGATACCACCTATGAAGCACACCGGCTCATGTACTGGCCGTCCACCTCTATGAACGGTGAGTTTTGGTTTCAGAAGAAGGATGGCAGCGATCTTAACCCGGATGTATACCTTACCCGCTATAACGATTGGCAGGATGAATCCACTTGGCCGCGCTCCAGCCGCCAATCTGAAGTGGTGCGAACTGGTGTCGTCGAAGCAGGAAATCCGCTCACCAAGCCGGGTATCATCGGTGCGTTCAACCGTACCTACACCGTTGAGGATGCAATCGAAGCCTTCCTCCCCGATATTTATGAGCCGTCCGCCATGAACGGCAGATACGACTATATCCCCGCCGACAGCAGCGCGGGCGTGGTTATCTACGACAGCAAGTTCGCGTACAGCCACCACGCCACCGACCCCGCTTGCGGAAAACTGCTGAACGCTTTTGACCTGGTACGGCTTCATAAATTCCGCGGCCTTGACGATAAGTCCGCCGAAGATACCCCGGTCAATAAGTTGCCTTCCTACAAGGCAATGACGGAACTTGCCGTGAAAGACGAGCGCGTGAAGCTGCTTTTGGCGGAAGAACGCCGGGCGCAGGCATCAGTCGATTTTGCCGAAGAAAATACGGACTGGGAGAAAAACCTTGAGTATGAACCGCGCTCCACAGTGCTTAAAAACTCCCTTGGCAACCTGCTGCTGATCATGAAAAACGATCCAAAATTGCAAGGTATACGATATAACCGTCTTGCGAATCAGATTTACGGCGATGACGCCCTGCCGTGGGAACGCCCGTATCAATCGTGGCGGGATGCGGATATGGCGCAGCTTGTGGCGTATGTAGATAAAACCTACGGCACGTTTTCTTCCCGCAACTATGAGCTTGCGCTCACTAAGGTTGCGGACGACCGTGCCTATCACCCTATCCGCGATTACCTCGATAATCTGCCTGAATGGGACGGTATCCAACGAGTGGAAACCTTACTGGTCAGGTATTTTGGCGCGGAGGATACGGAGTACACCAAGATGGTCACCCGCAAAACTCTCGCGGCTGCGGTGGCCCGTATTTATCAGCCGGGTATAAAGTTTGACTCCATGCTAGTCTTAAACGGCCAGACCGATCTTGGCAAATCGACCTTCTTTGCCCGTCTTGCCGGAGACTGGTTTTCCGACAGCTTGAACTTTACCGATATGGGTAAAGGCAAAGATGCCGCAGAGAAAATCCAGGGTATCTGGATTGTGGAAATCCCAGAACTAGCGGGCCTGTCGAAAATGGATGTCAATAACATTAAGGGTTTCCTGTCCCGTCAGGATGACCAGTACCGTCCCTCCTATGGGAGAACAGTCGAAAGTCATCCGCGACAATGTATAATCGTCGGCTCCACGAATGCGGAAAGTGCGGGATTTCTGCGTGATACCACCGGGAACCGCCGTTTCTGGGTCGTGCGTGTCTGGGGTGGCGGCAAAAAAGGCTGGGATTTGCCCGAAGCCGATGTGCCGCAAATTTGGGCGGAAACAAAACACTACTGGATGCAGGGCGAAAAACTATATCTGGAAGGCAGCGCGGCAGAACAGGCAAAAGCTGAACAGACGACGGCCCTTGAAGCCGATGAGCGCGAAGGCGTGGTCCGTGAGTACCTCGATATGCTCCTGCCGGAAAACTGGTATGACATGGATTTGTACAGCCGAAAACACTACTTTTCTGCGGACGACCCATTGCAGCCGGAAGGCAAAAATCAGCGCGAGTATGTCAGCAATATGGAGATTTGGTGCGAGTGCTTCGGCAATGATCGGGGAAAGTTTGAGCGCCAGGCGGACAGCTACAAAATAAAGCTCATCATGCAAAAGATCGGCGGCTGGGCATATTCCGGCCAGAAAAAGAAAATCAAAGGCTATGGTGCTCAGTATGTGTGGGTGCGGACCATAGACGGAACCATAAACTCCAATCTCGGAACCTCTTAGAACCTTGATATATCAACGCTTTTTCCAAGGGTTCCATAGTTCCAATATAAATAAAGAATTATGGATACAGGAAAAGAGCTATCGCCCGTACCTGCATATACGCGCGTATAGGTTATATGGAATTCGTGGAACTTTGGAACCTTAGAACTCGCAGAAAGGACTTGTATGAGAGAAAAAACGATAGAGTCAAAACTTAAAATAACAGTTAAGTCAATGGGCGGCATCGCCCTGAAGTTGATTTCATCGGGTTTTGATGGGGTGCCTGACCGCTTAGTGCTTCTCCCCCATGGTAAGCTGGCGTTCATAGAACTCAAAGCGACGGGAAAACGACCGCGCCCTTTGCAGGAAAAACGAAAAAAGCAATTGGAAGCGTTAGGCTTTTCAGTATTCTGCATTGACAGTGCTGAGCAAATCGGAGGAATCCTTGATGAAATACAGTCCCCATGAATATCAAACCTATGCCACAAACTTCATACTGGAACATCCCATCTCCGCAGTTTTCCTTGATATGGGACTTGGCAAGAGCGTGATCACCCTTACCTCCATCTTCGACCTCGCACTTGACAGCTTCCTAATCTGCAAAGTGCTGGTTATCGCTCCCCTGCGGGTGGCAAGGGATACATGGCCCGCAGAAATCGAGAAATGGGATCACCTTAAAGGCTTGACCTACTCAGTGGCAATCGGGAATGAAGCTGAACGGAAAAGAGCCCTGATGAAAACTGTCGACATATACCTCATCAACCGTGAAAACGTGGACTGGCTTGTAACCAAGAGCAACCTGCCCTTCGACTACGATATGGTGGTGGTTGATGAGCTTTCCTCCTTCAAGGCATACGGTTCAAAGCGGTTCAAGGCTCTGCGCCGTGTCCGACCGAAGGTAAAACGCATCGTGGGGCTGACAGGCACTCCTTCCGGTAACGGCCTTATGGATTTATGGGCTGAAATCGGCATTCTCGACATGGGGCAACGCCTGGGGCGCTTCATCACCCATTACCGTAACAGCTTCTTTGCCCCTGATAAGTGCAACCAGCAAATCGTTTTCAGCTATAAACCGCTGCCCGGAGCAGAGGATGAGATTTACCGCCGTATTTCCGATATAACGATCAGCATGAAAAATACAGATTACCTCAAGATGCCGGAATGCGTGATCAACGAGATCCCCGTTCGACTGTCGGACAAAGAAAAAAAAGTCTACGACACCATGAAAAAAGATCTGGTTCTTTCACTGGAAGGACAAGAGATTGACGCCGGAAGCGCTGCAAGCCTGTCAAACAAACTGCTGCAGATGGCTAATGGTGCTGTTTATACCGACGGTGGCTCAGTTGTCAATATCCACGACCGCAAACTGGATGCCTTAGAAGATATTCTGGAAGCTGCCAACGGCAAGCCTGTTCTAATCGCCTACTGGTACAAGCACGACCTTCAGCGCATACTGGAACGTTTCCCCGCCGAGCGGCTGGACAGTGTTGATTCCATTAAGCGATGGAATGATGGTGAAATCCCGATAGCGGTCATCCATCCCGCTTCTGCCGGTCACGGGTTGAACCTTCAGGCCGGTGGTTCCACCCTTGTGTGGTTTGGGTTGACATGGTCGTTAGAACTTTACCAGCAAACCAATGCCCGGCTTTGGAGGCAGGGGCAGTCATCCGAAACAGTCGTCATCCACCATATCCTGACTGAGAATACAATCGATGAGCAAATAATGCGGGCGTTGATGCAAAAGGAGCGCACACAGAGCGCGTTAATTGCCGCTGTCAAAGCTAACCTGTGAAAATCTATGGAGTCAATCAAGGGAGTCAATCCGAGAGGACATCAACTTTCCGGAGGTAGCCCTTATGAACGAGCAAGAAAAAACACTAACGGCAAAGGAGTACCTCTCTCAAGCCTACCGCATCGACCAGCGCATCACCAGCATGATATCGCAGGTACAGTCCCTTCGGGAACTGGCGGCCAAAGCGACAACCACCCTGTCGGATATGCCGAGAAGCTCGAGCCCGAACCACCACCGAATGGAGGACTTCATCACGAAGGCGTTGGATTTGGAGTCGGAAATCAACGCCGACCTCCAGCACCTCATCGATCTGAAGCACGAGGTCGTGACCATTATCAAGTGTGTGGAAAGCCCCGAACTTCAGACCCTTCTGGAACTGCGGTATTTATGCTTTCGGACTTGGGAGCAGATAGCCGTTGAGTTGTACTACGATATCCGCCATGTCCACCGCCTGCACGGCAGGGCTTTGAACGAAGTGGAAACAATCAGGAGGTCATGTCACGAAATGTCATAGAAAGCCACACGGCCCTTTTGATATAACTATAATGGCAAAACATGAGGACGCACCCTACGCGGCGCGTCCTTTTTTCATACCCGAATTGGAGGTTGACAACAATGCCCTATAAAGCAAGGAAGCCTTGCACCTATCCCGGCTGCCCTAAGCTAACAACAGGTCGGTACTGCGAGGAACACGCCAAGACTGAAGCCAAACGATACAACCAATACAACCGCGACCCCGGAAGCAACAAACGCTACGGTAGATCATGGGCGAGGATTCGGGCGGCATTCCTATCTGCCAATCCCTTATGCGAGTTGTGCAAACAGGACGGACGGCTCACGCCCGCTACGCTGGTTCACCACAAGCGGAAACTGACCGACGGTGGCACGAACGACTGGAATAATCTACAGGCTCTCTGCCAAGAATGCCACAGCCGCTTACACGCAAAACAGGGCGACTCCTTTTCATAGAGCAGCCCTGTTACTGTACACATCATAAAATTCTAAGCCAATCGCGCCTGCCGTACAGGATTCTTTCAACGTCAACCACCTTGTTCTTCTCGTCGACGGAAAAGAACACAACGTAGTTTTTTACAATCAGCTTCCTGTATCCCATTTGGGATAACCGTTCGTCTGCGACAAGCGGACAGCGCTGACGCATATCGGACAGTCCCACCATTGCTTCTTCGAGAAGTTCCATCATATGGAGCGCCGATATGGGGGCAGACAGCTGTGACGCAATATACCGGACAATGTCCCTGAGGTCGTTTTCGGCTGGTTCAGATACATCGACCCTATATTTCGCCATCGGAAATACCCCGTTTGATATCCTTCATGACATCTTGAAGCGGACGTTTCTTTCCGGCTTTGACAGCCGCTCTCCCTTCGTCAAGCAGCCGATAGAGTTCCAGCTTACCGCTGAGCGCTTCATAAGTTTCAATACTCATGACCGCCAAATCCCCTTGTCCGTTTTTGGTGATAAAAACAGGCTCGCGGCTTTCATGGCAGAAGGTGGAGATATCATTATAGTTATTACGCAGGTCGGTACTGGACTTAATATTTGGCATAGCGTTTGCCTCCTCGGATGAATCTAAAGATATTATACACGAATTTCTTTAGATTATCAATAAGGCCACTATTTTATTTCCTTATTATTACATTTTGAAAAAACAAAGTTTTGGTTTCCGAGGGAGGGGCGGTCAAAATCTCTACGGCTTTATGGCCGGGCAACGCGCGTGGCCTTTCGCGTGAATTTTTCAAAAATCAAAAATCAAAATCAAAACGAGGTGACGCTTATGCCCAGCGGAGGCTACCGTCCGGGGGCGGGCCGCCCTCGGAAGAATCCAATAGACAAGAAACTTGAAGGCAAGCCCACGGTCAGCAAAGCAATGCCAAAGCCGACTGTCAAAAAGATAGCATCGCAAAATGTCATGGCTGAGTATTTCTCGATGGCTATGAAGGAATGCGAAAAGGAAGTGCCATCAGCGGATGTTCTCCGAACCGAAATTGAGGAGTACATCGCGGCTCGCGGTTGTGACGGCTTGGTCGCTCCGCAAACGATAACGGACTATGTGCTGAACAGGCAGGGTTTTCTCGCCTGCGAAGCGATGAACCGCAAAATCGGACGCATGACCAAGGAACTGAAGCTGTCGCCCTACGTCACAGCCGGCGCGGGCTATTACAAAGCGATGCAAGCCGACTTCAACCTGATTATGCAAATCATCAACCGCTACAGCGGAAACCAAGGCGAAGATACAAACGCCTTTTTGCAGCTTCTACAAAACAGGGGGTTTTAATTAATGCAGACTACAGAACGATTTGAAAAGGTGGACATCGACCGCCTTGTCCCATATGCGAGAAACGCTCGTACCCACAGCAAGGAGCAGATTCTACAGCTTCGCTCTTCGCTCCGCGAGTTCGGATTCGTCAACCCCATCATTGTGGATAAGGATTTGAACATCATCGCGGGACACGGTCGGGTGCTTGCTGCCAAAGCAGAGGGCATGTCGGAAGTGCCGTGCGTATTTGCGGAACATCTGACCGACACGCAAAAACGCGCCTACATCCTCGCGGATAACAGACTCGCCTTGAACGCGGGCTGGGACGAGGAACTTTTGGCTCTCGAATTCGGAGAATTGAAAGACGTCGGCTTCGACCTCGAACTCACGGGCTTTGGCTTGGACGAAATAGAAAAACTGTTCGCCGCCGAATCTGGCGATGTGCAGGATGACGACTTTGACTTGACAGCCGCACTGGAAGAGGCGGCTTTTGTTTTGCCCGGTGACGTGTGGACACTTGGGCGCCACCGGTTCATCTGTGGCGATGCCACCGACGCAGATACTGTGAAAAAGCTGATGGACGGTCGCAAGGCGAACCTCGTCCTCACCGATCCACCGTACAATGTGAACTTTGAGGGTTCGAGCGGGCTGAAAATTAAGAACGACCGTATGAAAGCCGAACCGTTCTATAACTTTCTACTATCGGCCTTCCACAACCTGGCAGACAGCCTCGAAAGCGGTGGCTCGGCTTACGTCTTCCACGCCGACACGGAGGGCGAAAACTTCCGCCGGGCATTCCGCGAGGCAGGCTTCCACCTCAGCGGCACTTGCATCTGGGTCAAGGACAGCTTTGTGATGGGACGCTCGCCCTACCAGTGGCAGCACGAACCCATCCTCTATGGCTGGCTGAAAACGGGAACACACAAATGGTATGCGGGGCGGAGCGAAGCCACCATTTGGAACTTCACCAAGCCTAAACGCAACAGCGACCACCCAACCAGTAAGCCCCTCGACCTGCTGGCTTATCCGATAAAAAACTCATCACAGGCAAACGGCATTGTGCTGGATACCTTCGGTGGAAGCGGCTCTACCCTCATTGCCTGCGAACAGGCTGACCGGATCTGCCATATGCTTGAACTGGATGAGAAGTACGCATCGCTCATCTTGCGCCGGTATGCCGGGTTGAAGCAAAACGGCGGTGAGGACATCACCTGCCAGCGGAACAAAAAGTTCTTCGGTACGCCGATTTGGTAAAGGAAGTCGTCGGTCGCGAATAGTCATGTGTGCGCTGAATATCACATAAATGACTTGCTATTACAGCCTTTTTGAGTGATGTATGTAATCACCGGAAGGCGCACGAAGCCTTCGGATTTCAAGCAAAACGGAGGTTTTTATCATGAGAATTAACTACAACGTAACAGGTCCGAAACGAAAAGCCTTGGTAGCTGCAATCAGTAAAGAACTGAATGCCCCGACCAATTACCTCGGAGCACCTACCTTCGCCTACGAGGTGGGCGGATACCACATTGATAAAACCGGCGTGCTAACAGGACCAGACAACCTTGACCTTGAAGCTGACCTTCAAGGCCTCCACGGCTTTGAAGCAGTGGAGCGAGATTACGATGAACCCGACACCTACGAGAATGGGCTTGGTGGCATGGGTGCGACACCCTCCATTGAAGAGGTAAGTAACGAGGCAGAGGTTTGGGCGGAGCGCGAAATGCGCCGCTTGATACTCGATAGCGCAAACGTCCCCGATTACTCGAATCGCGGGCCATACGGCGGCGATTCCATTCCCGCCTTTGAGGATTTACAGATGGACGGGCGCGAGGAACTTGGGCTGGGACGCACCCGCCGCGAAAACTGGCAGGGCGAAAACGGTATGCAGGCCAGCGACGTTCCCGAAGCAGATGAACCCGACCAACTGGTTATTGAAATACCGCTCACGGGCTTTACGCCTGAGAAGCTCGATAACCTCGCCAAACTGGTCACCGCTAAAGCCACACTCCTCAAGTCGACTCTGGGTGCTGAGGATTTACCCATTGTGCAAACGAACAACACGCTTCGATTCCCATGGTTCATCGGAGAGTTGGATGACGGCGATGTTCATGCTTACACCCTGCTGATTGCGAAAATCTGTGAGGCGGCAAAGGAAAAGCACCGTGTCACCGCCAAAGAGCGCGAGGTCGACAACCCCAAGTACGCAATGCGGTGCTGGCTCCTCTCCCTCGGCTTCATCGGGGATGAGTATAAGCAGGTGCGCAAAATTCTTCTGAAAAACCTTGCCGGTAATTCTGCGTTCAAGTCTGGCACTAAGAAAACCACGGAGGTGTGTAATGATGTTTCCGAATAAAGAGATGGTCGAGCGGGTTCGAAAACAATATCCGAAGGGCATGAGAGTTGAACTTGTCTCCATGACCGATCCCTACTCTACCCTCAAGCCAGGCGATCACGGAACTGTGGACTTTGTGGACGACACCGCCACGGTCTTTGTGTTCTGGGACAACGGCTCCACTCTTGGCGTGGTTTATGGCGAGGACATGATCAAGTCACTGACCTAAACCGAGGCCCTGCCCCGTATGGGGCTGTTCCTTGTACAAATATTGATTTTTCATCAGAGCCCGCAGCGGCTCTGTTTTTATTTGCATGGAAAGGAGGACGGCCTCGTGCCCGAGCTCAAACCCGCGTGGCAATATACACCCACATCGCTCATGCTCACCACATCGCACTACGACAAACGGCGAGCAGACTTTGCTGTAGGTTTCATCCAAATGCTCAAGCATACCACAGGCGAGTGGTATGGGAAGCCGTTCCATCTAATGCCATGGCAGGAGCAAATCATCAGGGACATCTTCGGTATCGTCGATGAGAACGGTTTTCGACAGTTTCGCACAGCCTACGTAGAGATCGGTAAGAAAAACGGTAAGAGTGAACTTGCTGCCGCAATCGCCCTCTACCTCCTTTTCGCTGACGGTGAAGCCGGTGCGGAGGTCTACTCCTGCGCCGCCGATATTAACCAAGCTTCTATCGTGTTCAATACGGCAAAGGCAATGGTCGAGCAATGCAGCGACCTGAACCGGATTTCCAAACTCGTGCCCTCCACCAAGCGCATCATTTTTCCACACACGAACAGTTTCTACCGCGTACTGTCGAGCGAGACAAAATCCAAGCAGGGCTTCAACGTCTCTGGGCTGATATTTGATGAGCTCTTCGCCCAGCAGACCCGCGAGCTTTTCGATACCATGACCAAGTACACGGGCGACGCCCGTCGTCAGCCCCTTTACTTCCTCATTACTACGGCGGGCAGAGATAAAACGAGTATCTGCTACGAAATTCATTGCAAGGCTAAGGCTGTTCTGGATGGCTCAAAGATTGATCCATCATTCTACCCCGCCGTGTTCGGCATTGAGGCAGACGACGATTGGGAAGATGAAACCGTCTGGCAGCGGGTGAACCCGTCCATTGGCGTCACTATTCCCTTTGAAACGGTGAAAGCGGCCTACGAGCAGGCAAAACAGAACCCTGCCGAGGAAATGCATTTCCGGCAGTTCCGGTTGAACGAGTGGTGCAACGCCGATATTCGCTGGATGCCGATGGACAAATGGGACGCCTGCGGTGAGAATTTGAACCCCGAGGATTACGAGGGGCGCGACTGTTACTGTGGGCTTGACCTGTCAAGTACTGGAGACTTGACCGCCCTCGTTCTGGTATTCCCGCCAAGCGGCGGTGACAGCAAGTATACCATCCTTCCCTTTTATTGGTTGCCGGAAGATGTCATCGACCTCCGTACCCGCCGCGACCATGTCCCTTATGCTGTATGGAAAAAGTCAGGTGTGTTCAATACCACTGAGGGCAACGTGGTGGATTACGACTACATCGTGTCATTCATTGCCAGTCTTTCAGAGCGTTTTCGTATTCGCGAAATCGCCTACGACCGCTACGGAGCGGAGAAAATCCGCCGTGACCTTGAGGAACTGGGCTTGGAACACGGCTTTGTGGTATTTCCCTTCGGTCAGGGATTCATATCAATGTCCCCGCCGAGTAAAGACTTCTACCAATTTGTTATGGAGGGCAAAATCCGGCACGGTCGGCATCCCGTTCTTGATTGGAATATGGGTAACGTCATCGTCGATCAGGACGCGGCGGGAAACATCAAACCCAACAAGAAAAAATCCACCGAAAAGATCGACGGCGTGGTCGCACTGATTATGGGGCTGGCAAGGGCGACGCTCCGTAACGGTGGGATTGCAGAAAGTGTTTATGCAGAGAGAGGTTTGTTGATTCTATAATCAGGTTCGAACTTATTTCAACAGGTTATTATAAACCTGTTGACAGATTCCTTCCACAGGTTTATAATAACAATCACAGGAACAGCCTGAGAAAGGAGAACCTTATGTCACGAGTAATTCAAATCCCGCTTACAGATACTGAATACGCAAAACTGGAAGAAAAAGCAACCGCAGCAGGAAGCACTCTTGCCCAGTACATTAAAGATATTGTACTTCCGGGTAACGATTTCAGAAGGTGGTTTCCAGAACTGCTACGTCGGGTTGAGGCAATGGAGATGGGAACCAAATTTAACATCCGCGCAGTAATGGGAACAGATTGGATAAGCATTCCAAAAGGCATTCGTCTAGCACTAGGTCGGGTTTTCTATCAGCACGTTGCAGCCAGCAAGGTCACGGATGTGAGCGCGACCGAAATGGACAGCGCAAAAACGCAATGGTATAAGAAGGAGGCTCAGAAATGAACCCACAAGCAAAAATTCTAAACGTCCACGGGTTGCTAAATGCGATGCAGAATGCCATTATTGCTGTTCTAAATACTAACAGGGGTATAACGATGTCGTCAAACGAACTTCTCATCGCTTTGCCCTCAGCTTTACAACTTCAATTAGCTACCATATCGGGAGGCTATAGCCCGCGTTATGCCTGCGGCAATGCTGCGAGCTATGTAGGTACCGTAGCGGCTATGATAGCTAAAACCAACCCTGCTATTAATCATAATAGACATCATTATTGTCCGATATTAAGACGTTTCGATGACGCATTCACACTTTAACTATTTCGGAGGATTTTATGAAAACGTGGCCAAAAAGAAATATTTTCAAAGATGACGTTGATAAAGCCGGTGGACTAAGTAAGGCGGCAAACAGTGCTGGATTTTCAGAAAAGACTTTTAGGGAATATTATGATGGGAGTCGTACACCTCATTGGATTTCGATGCCTGGCATAGCTATAGGTCTTGGTTACGAGTCGAATCGCTATCAGTAAATAGAAAACCATATACAGTCTGAAAAAGCATCGCTGTTGCGGTGCTTTTTCTATGTCCATTTTTGGGAGGTGATTTCATTTGAGTATATTTTCCGGATTGTTTCGTTCCCGTGATAAGCCGCAAAACCGCATTGGCAACGGATGGTCGTTCCTGTTTGGCGGCACAACCAGCGGCAAGACAGTCAACGAGCGGACGGCAATGCAGACGACAGCGGTTTACGCTTGTGTCCGTATCCTTGCTGAAGCCATTGCCGGACTGCCGCTGCATGTTTACCGATACCGCCTTGACGGCGGCAAGGAGCGCGTCGCGCTACATCCCCTTTACTATCTTCTCCATAATGAACCTAACCCTGAGATGACTTCATTCGTGTTCCGGGAAACACTAATGAGTCATCTTTTACTTTGGGGTAATGCTTACGCCCAGATTGTTCGAAACGGGCGTGGGCAGACTGTCGCGCTTTACCCACTGCTACCCAATAAGATGGAAGTCAGCCGCGCCCAGAACGGCGAGCTGGTCTACACCTATTACCGTGACGCTGACGAAAGCGGTCTAAAGCCGAAAGGCGGCTATGTAACCCTCCGCAAAGATGAAGTTCTCCACATTCCCGGTCTTGGTTTTGACGGACTCATTGGCTATAGCCCCATCGCTATGGCAAAGAACGCCATCGGTATGTCTCTGGCTACCGAGGAATACGGCGCGGCATTCTTCGCCAACGGGGCCAACCCCGGCGGCGTATTGGAGCATCCCGGTGTCATCAAGGACATTCAGCGGGTAAAGGATAGCTGGAACAGCGCCTACCAGGGTAGTGCCAACGCCCACCGGGTGGCGGTTTTGGAAGAAGGCATGAAGTTTCAGGCCATTGGCATCCCGCCGGAGCAGGCGCAGTTTCTGGAGACACGGAAATTTCAAATCAACGAGATTGCCCGTATCTTTCGTGTGCCGCCCCACATGGTGGGTGACCTTGAGAAATCAAGTTTCTCCAACATTGAACAACAGTCGCTGGAGTTCGTGAAATATACACTCGATCCATGGGTGGTGCGCTGGGAGCAAAGCCTTCAGCAATCGCTTATCCTGCCCTCCGAGAAACCGTCGCTGTTCATCAAGTTCAACCTTGACGGCCTGCTTCGCGGTGACTACCAAAGCCGCATGACCGGTTACGCCACTGGAAGACAGAACGGCTGGCTATCCGCAAACGATATCCGCGAACTGGAAGATTTGAACCGCATCCCTGCCGAGGAAGGCGGCGACCTTTATCTGGTCAACGGCAATATGCTCCCGCTCTCACAGGCGAGTAATTTCTATCAAAAGGAGGCTAACAGCCAATGAGAAGATTCTGGAATTGGGTGCGGGATTCCGACGACGAACGGACCCTCTATCTGCACGGAGTAATATCCGAGGAAACCTGGTGGGGTGACGAGGTCACTCCCAGGCTGTTCAAAGACGAACTGCTGGCAGGCTCCGGAAACATCACAGTTTGGATCAACTCACCCGGCGGTGATGTGTTCGCGGCAGCCCAGATTTATAACATGCTAATGGATTATACCGGAAAAGTCACTGTAAAAATTGATGGACTTGCCGCCAGCGCAGCATCAGTGATCGCGATGGCTGGCGGGGATGTATATATGTCGCCCGTGTCCATGCTGATGATCCATAACCCCTCGACCATTGCCATCGGCGACAGCGAGGAAATGCTGCGGGCAAAGGCTCTATTAGATGAGGTCAAAGAAAGTATCATTAATGCCTACGAATTAAAATCCGGGTTGTCAAGGACTAAGCTGTCCCATCTTATGGATGCGGAGACATGGATGAACGCGAACAAGGCAATCGAACTGGGCTTTGCTGACAAGGTCATGTTCGCAAACGGAGAGTCCCCCATGGACACGGAACAAGGGATGATATTCTCCCGAGCCGCTGCCGCTGTGACCAACTCCCTGCTTGGGAAGATACCCAAGCTTAAACAGAAAACAGGCACCCCGATAGAGTCGCTGGATAAGCGGCTCTCTTTAATTTCCCACTAATTGAAGGAGGATAACAAAATGAGTAAGATTCTGGAACTGCGCGAGAAACGCGCGAAAGCCTGGGACGCGACCAAAGCGTTCCTTGATTCCAAACGTGGCGGAGACGGACTTTTGTCTGCAGAAGATACCGCTACCTACGACAAGATGGAAGCCGATGTTGTGGCTCTCGGCAAGGAGATTGAACGTCTCGAACGACAGGCTTCCATCGATCTGGAACTCTCCCGAGCTACTAGCAACCCCATCACTAACGCACCATCCAAAAATGCCGAGGAAAAGACCGGCCGTGCGTCCGCTGAGTACAGGAAGGCGTTCTGGAACGCCATGCGTACCCGCGCAGGCGAAGGCCTTGATATGAGCGTTAAAAACGCCCTGCAAATCGGGACAGACACCGAGGGCGGATATCTCGTGCCTGACGAATTTGAGCGTACCCTTGTGGAAGCCCTCGAGGATCAGAACATCTTCCGCACACTGGCGAGTGTCATCACCACCTCTTCAGGCGACAGAAAAATTCCCGTCGTGGCTACCAAAGGTACCGCTTCCTGGGTCGATGAGGAAGGCTCTATACCCGAGAGCGACGATAGCTTTGGTCAGGTTTCCATTGGAGCCTATAAGTTGGCAACCTTGATCAAAGTTTCTGAGGAACTGCTTAACGACAGTGTGTTCAACCTCGAAGCCTATATTTCCAAAGAGTTCGCAAGACGTATCGGCAATAAGGAAGAAGAAGCCTTCTTCACCGGCGACGGCACGGGCAAACCGACCGGCATTCTTGCCGCAACAGGCGGCGCTCAAATCGGCATAACCACTGCAGGCGCTACGGCAATCACAATGGACGAGGTACTCGATCTGTTCTACTCACTGAAGGCGCCCTACCGAAACAGGGCCGTATTCGTCATGAACGACGCTACCGTAAAGGCGATCCGCAAACTGAAGGATGGCCAGGGACAGTACCTATGGCAGCCCTCCCTGCAGGCGGGTACACCGGATAGTATTCTAAATCGCCCATTGTACACCTCATCCTATGTGCCTGCCATTGAAGCTGGAGCAAAAACCATTGCGTTCGGCGATTTCAGCTACTACTGGGTAGCCGACCGTCAGGGACGTATGTTTAAGCGACTCAACGAACTCTATGCCGTCACCGGTCAGGTTGGTTTCGTTTCTACCCAGCGCGTGGACGGAAAACTAATTCTGCCGGAAGCTATTAAAGTGCTTCAGCAGAAGGCTTAATGGAGGTCACCATGAGCTATAACACAAAAAATTACACCGAACAAGGCGGTGATAAAATCGTCATCGGTGGAACGCTTGAGATTGCGGAAGGCGGCCAAGTAATTGGCCTGCCCTCCCCTTTTACCCCTGCTGCTTTTCAGGCGGATAGTGTTGCCACTACGATTGAAGGACTTGTCACTGAGTTCAACTCCCTGCTTGCCAACCTCAAGTCGGCAGGACTTATGGCTTCTGAGTAGTGTTTGGAGGTGAGCGTGTTGGTAGTAACCCTGGAAGAAGCAAAACTATATCTGAAGGTTGACGTAGATGCGGATGATGCGCTCATCATCTCCTGCATCAACTCCGCTGAGGAACTCTGCGAGGGTATCCTCCGTTTCCCGCTGGCCGAATTTACAGAGGTTCCTGAGACTGTAAAGCATGCCGCCCTTTTTGCCATCGGTAATCTCTACGAGCAGCGTGAAGCCTTGGACACGAAAGCAATGATCGAGCTCATGACGAGACTTCTCTTCGCCTATCGCAAAGAGGGGTGGTAACTTTGAGCATAGGCAAAATGAGGCATCGTATCACCTTTCAAAGAATCACTCCGGCGATCAACGAGAACGGCTTTGAAAGCGGGCTGCCACAGGAGTATAAAGCCGTATGGGCAGCAGTTAGCAATCTAAGCGGAAGAGAGTTTTTTGCCGCCGCCCAGGTAAATGCTGAAAACACGGTCAAATTTACAATCCGGTATCTGGCTGGGCTTGATCAGACAATGCAGATCATTTTTGATGGCAAACCCTACAATATCATCGCCATAGATAACCTTAAGTACAAGAATAAGTATATGGAGATAAAAGCTGTGGAGGTGGCCTCTGATGGCGGAATTTGAGCTGATGGGCTTGAATGATCTGCAAAACAGGCTGCTGGAGTTGGGACAGGCTGCCAGTAAGGTTGAAAACAACGCTCTCAAAGCTGCAGCCCAACCTATTGCCAAAGAAATGATAATTCTAGTTCCGGTCAGCACCATCGATCATAAGCATATCCGTGAAGATATCCAAGTCTCAGGAGTCAAGACCAAGGATGGTGTGAAATATATCGAAATTGGGCCAGGCAAGGATACCAACTGGCGGGCCAAATTTCTGGAATGGGGTACCAGTAAGATGCAAGCCATTCCGTTTGTGCAGCCGGCCTATGAACACAAAATCAATGAGGCTTTGGAAGAAATGAAACGCACGATCAGGGAGGCTTTAAGATGATCAATTCCTTAGTCATGACCAAACTAAAGCTTCTTGGTGTGCCGGTTTCGTTTCGTACCTATTCCGGAAAAGCGTCCACCTATATCACGTTCTTCTGTTATAACGAGCAGGGTGAAGATTGGGCCGAAAATAGTGAAATCGCTACCGGGTACTCCATTCAAGTGGATATCTGGTCCAAAGGAGATTATTCCGATCTCGCCGTTCAAGTGAGAATTGCCTTGGAAACCGTCGGCTTTAAACGAACCACAGCGCAGGATTTGCCTTATGAACCAGACACTGCTCTCTTTCATAAAGCACTGCGCTTTTCTTATATCAGTTAAAAGGAGATGAAGCAAAATGCCCGTCACCGGCATTGAAAAACTCTATGTCGCTTTACAAAGCAAAGATGATGATACCGGCTTAACCTATGCAGCCCCTGAATATTTTGAAGGCGTCAAAGAGTTAGGGATTAAACCCAAACAAAATACGGAGAAACTTTATGCGGAAAATAAACTCTGGGACCAAGCCACCACTCTGGACAGCATCGATGTGACGATTGCTTTAACGGATCTTACCAGTGCACAACGCGCAACCGTACTGGGACAAACCATTGCGGCCGAAGGAGGCGTCTATGCTAGTGATACGGATGAGGCACCTTATGTGGCGTTACTGTATAAGGCCACCATCCGGGGCGGTTATCGTTACGGGGTGCTGTATAAAGGAGCCTTTACTCTTCCGGAAGACACCGCGAAAGGACAAGAAGGCAAAGTAGAGTTTCAGACCCCAAGTATTGCTGCAACGTTCCAGCCCACAATTAACAATGGCATGTGGGAATACCATGTGAACACCACCGATCCGAATTGTCCGGCGGATATTGATTCCACCTGGTTTACTGCAGTCGTGATTCCAACTCCCAAACCGGCGATTTAGTGAAACAGCTTGATTCAATGTTGGAGGAATAGCACATGGAGATTACCCTAAATAAAAAGACCTATCTTGCTCCGGCACCGAAAGCCCGAATGGTACGTAAAGCGATCGAAATGACTGAGCAAACCAACTTTAACAATTTAAAGGCCGCTGACTTAGATCACTTGGTCGGTTATGTCGTCGATCTCTTCGGACAGCAATTTACCCTGGATGATATTTATGACCAACTAGAGGCGGAGCAATTGATTCCCACGCTGATGAGCTGCATTAACACGGTGGTGGGAACGCTGGGGGCTAAGGTAGAACAAATCCCAAACGGCTAGATGGGGATCCGGGTGAACCGGTTTCCCCCAGTGACTTTATGAAGGAAATCTATCTGCAATTGCTGTCTGAGGGGCATACCCTCAACGCCATTGATGAGATGGATTTTTTTTATTTCCTGGATTTATTAGCTTATAAAACACGGAAAGAGCATCATGACCGGCGGATCACGATTGATCAAATTTTTTAGGTGAGGTGAGGGTATGGCCAATCAGGAAGTCGGCAACTTAGCGGTGCGCATCTCGTTGGATCAGTCCGGGTTTCAGGAAGGCCTGGGTCAAATTAATACCCGCCTGAAAGTGGTCCAATCGTCGTTTAAAGCCGCCAGTGCTGAGCTCGGAGGTTTTGGCAAGAGCACCGAGCAACTTAAGTTAAAATCGGATAGTTTAAACCAGCAGATTCAATTACAACAAGAAAAGGTTGAAGCTTTGACCTCAGCCTATGAACGATCCGTCGAAACCAAAGGGGCAGATGCCCGGGCATCGCAAAATCTGCAGATCAAATTAAATCTGGCCCGGGATGCTCTGGCCACAATGGAAACGGAACTGCGGAAGACGAATGAACAACTGCGTGTACAAGCCAGCGGTTGGACAAACTTGGGTGAATCTCTGCAAACCATCAGTGAGCGTTTAAAAGGTGTCGGGGAAAAATTAACCGGTGTGGGAGAAAAATTATCTCAAACCATCACCGCCCCAGTGCTCGGGGCCGGCGCTGCAGCTGTTAAGTTTGCCGGGGACTTTGAGGAATCCGCCAATAAAGTCGCGACGATTGCCGATACCCAGGCGATGTCCATGGAAGATCTTAAACGCGGGGTTTTAGATCTTTCCAATACGGTCAATGTGGGTGCCACAGAACTCAATGAGGCTTTATATCAAGTGATTTCCGCGACCGGGGATACAGCCAATGCCCTGGACTATGTGGAAGTCGCAAGTAAAGCAGCCATCGGCGGATTTACTGATACGACCACAGCGATTGACGGATTGACCACGGTGATGAATGCCTATGGCTTGAAAGGAAAAGACGCCATTCAGTCCCTCTCCGATCAAATGTTGGTCGCCCAGAACTATGGTAAAACTACCTTTGCTGAGATTGCCGCGGGAATTGGTAATGTCATTCCGATTGCTGCTAGTCTAAACGTAAAGACGCAGGACTTGTTTGCCAGTATAGCCGTGCTCACCAAAAACGGGATCGCCACCAGCGAGAGTATCACTGGACTCAAAGCAGCCTTGTCCAATGTCCTTAAACCGTCCAGTGATGCCGTAGACGTCTCAGCCAAACTCGGACTTGAATTTAATGCCGCTCACCTGAAAAGTGTCGGCTGGGCTAATTTTTTAACGGAGATTAAGGATAAAACCAAGGGAAATACCGAAGTCATGGCAAAGCTGTTTGGTTCGGTTGAGGCATTAAATGCCGTGACAGTGTTAGCCTCGACCGGCTCCCAAGACTTTACCGGAGCATTGCAGGCCATGAGTCAGACGGGAGGCGCAACAGAGAAAGCCTTTGAAACCATGAACCAAGGTATCAATGACGGCATCGATGGGATGCTCAATTCCCTAAAGAACCTTGCCATTAGTATTGGTCAGATACTTGCTCCACCGGTTAACCAATTGATCGGAGAACTTCAAGGTCTGATCAGCTGGTTCAGTGGGTTAAGTGATGCCCAGAAAGAAACTCTCATAAAGTTCGCAGGAATTGCCGCTGCGGTAGGGCCGGTTTTGCTGGTGGTCGGTAAACTGATCACAGCTATCAGCAGTATTGCCGGCGCTTTTTCGGCGGCTTCCGGTGCGATTGCCAGTGCCGGGGGTTTGATGGCGGTGATTACCGGACCCATTGGCATCGTGACCGCGGCGGTTGTTGCTCTCGCTGCCGCAGCGTTTTTGGTCATTAAGAACTGGGGGTCAATAAAAACATTTTTTCAAGGACTATGGAAAGGTATCGAGGAAGCAACATCTGCTACTTGGTCCGGATTAACTCAGTTTTTAACAGGTATTTGGTATGGAGTTTACAATGCGGCTGCAAGTGCTTGGCAAGGCTTGGGTACCTTTTTCAGTACTTTATGGCAAGGTATAACGAGCACAACGGTTGCAGTTTGGACGGGAATTCAGACCTTCTTCGTGAATCTCTGGAGGAGTATCGTTCAGGGAGTCATGGTGATTCTTGCTCCTTTCGCTAAGGGCTTAAATCTTATTTGGTTATCCATAAAAGATGGGGTATTTACCATGATCGAAGGGATTAAAAACTATTTCTCCGGTTGGGGAAACCTCTTAAAGAATCTGGTTCTTGGACCGATTCTTTTAATTCTGGATTTGATTACGGGTAACTTTAGTCTGTTAAAGGACGATGCGATTCATATTTTGAGTAACCTTCAAGCCGCTTTAGCTCAAATTTGGCAAGGAATCCAACAAGTGATGACAGGTACCGTTCAAGCCATGCCGGCTTTCTGTCTATGACTTGGCAAGGAATCAAGAATGCAGCTGTCACCCTGTGGCAAGAGCTCAGTTCATTTTTCCTCAACCTTTGGGGAGAAATCCAAACAGCGTCAACCACAGCCTGGAGTCAATTTAAAACCTGGCTGACGGAGCTTTGGCGGCAAAGTGTTCAAGGGGCAAAACAGTTATGGACTGAACTGATTCACTGGTTTGAAGCACTACCGGAAAAACTCAACCAACTTGCGGTGGCGATGTTTACCGGGATGAAACAGGGCGTAGAAAAATCCGTAACCGGTGTGAAAAGTTCAATCAAGACTGGGATTGGTGAAGCACTTAATTGGATCAAGAGTCTCCCAAGTCAGATGTTTACCTGGGGTGTGGATATGATTGACGGATTCGTGAATGGCATCAAAAGTATGCTCTCCAAAGTCAAAAATGCAGCAGAAAGTGTTGCCGAGAGTATCCGGCGCATTTTGCATTTTTCCACACCAGATGAAGGACCGCTGGCCCATTATGAAACCTGGATGCCTGATTTTATGGCCGGACTAGCTGCCGGGATTGAACGGAACAAGAACCTCGTAAAAAATGCAATCAGTGGTTTATCCAGCGAAATGACCTTGAATCTCAAACCTCAGAATGTTCCAAGTATCGCCGGGATGGGAACGGTTAATCAAACCTATTCTTACGGCTCACTATTACATGCAGAAAAAATCTTGATTAATAACGAGATGGATATTCAAACACTCGCTTACAAGCTGGAATTCTATCGGACCCAAGCAGCGAAGGCCAAGGGGAGTCGATAATGTTTACGTTTAAATTTCTTGGAAAAGACAGTTATACCGACTTTGGGATTGTGGTCGAGAAAAGGCCGATTATCCCTAAGGCTGAGCGAAATATTCAGTATGTTGAAGTGCCGGGAAGAAGCGGAAGCCTTAAAGTGGACGATGCGACGTATAAAGATATCCTCATCCCTATTCAATGTGGGTTTAAGGATGAAAGGGTTCCGGATCATGCAGACTTGATAAAGCCATGGCTTAATGGCGGAGAAGGTTCTTTAATTTTGAGCAACCAGCCTGATAAATATTATTTAGCCCATGCGGCAGACCAGATGGACATCAGCCAAGAAATGCAGGTTTTTGGGAAATTTCAAGTTAATTTTCGCTGCCGCCCTTTTAAATATGAAGTAGATAATCAGGAAATAACTCTTATTGCAGCCGGAATCATTACGAATCCTGGGTCAATAGAAAGTGAGCCAATTATACTGATCAACGGGGATGGAGATATCACGTTGACGATTAACGGAGTAGATATTCAGTTAACCGGTGTCAGCGGATCCATAACGATTGACAGTGTGTTAAAAGATGCCTATAAGGGCACAACGCTTCAAAACAGTCTGATGAATGGTGACTTTCCGGTCCTTGTTTCTGGGGAGAACACGATTAGCTGGGTTGGCAATGTAACATCTGTGCAAATTACTCCCAATTGGCGGTGGTTGTAGTGATTACCCTCTATAACTCCATAGAAACAGAGTTTAACCATAACGGTCTTGTAGTCTTAAGCGACTGCAAGGCCGCTTTTGTCGAGGAAGAACTCAACGGGAATTATGAGCTGCAACTGGAGTACCCCATCGATGAGCGTGGGAAGTGGGCTTATATAATAGAAGGAAACATATTAAAAGCCGATGGACAGCTGTTCCGAATCTACCATAAAGAAAAAACCCTGACCGGCATCAATGTCAGTGCCCGGCATATTTTCTATGATCTTCTCGACAATTTTATTGAGAACTGTAGCATCGGGAATTTAAATGCTGCCGGCGCTTTAAATACAATCCTCGCCAATACCCAATATGAGCACAACTATTCGTCCATGTCAGACATTGATCTAACGACTACCTATACCCTTGAGCGGAAAAATCCTGTTGAAGTGATCCTGGGGGATAATGGGGTTGTGGCTCAATATGGTGGAGAACTGGTAAGAGACAACTTCACCCTTCGCCTTCTACATGCAAGGGGCATGGATCGTGGCGTCTTGATTAGTTACGGTAAGAATATTATTGGCATTAATGAGACGCTAGATATGGGAGAAGTAATGACCAGACTCCTTCCCATTGGTAAGGACGGATTGATTCTGCCTGAAAAGTATTTAGATAGTCCGCTGATTGGTAGTTATCCGCACCCGATTGTAAGATACGTAGAATTTCCGGACTATGAAACCGAAGATGCGCTAAGGTCTGCCGGGCAGGGCTATCTTGGCCAAAACGATAAGCCCCTAGTCAATTACTCGGTCGATTTTATTGAACTGACCAAGACCGTTGAGTACCAGCATTACAGCATCCTGGAAAGTGTCTATCTGGGAGATACCGTCACCGTAAGACATACCAAACTCGGGATTGACCTCAAGTGTAAAGTGATCCGGATTAAGAAAAACGTGCTCACTCAACGGATTGAAGAGGTTGAACTGGGGAGCTTTAAACCCAATTTTGCGTCCAGTATGAATGATTCTATCGCCGGGTTAAGTCGGCAACAAACCCAAGATAAATCAGATTTACAGACAGCCATCGATAACGCAACAACCCAGATCAACTCAGCTTTGGGTGGGTATGTGCTAAAGCGAAACGGTGAACTTCTCATCATGGACACCGAAGATATTAACACCGCCACGAAAGTCTGGCGCTGGAATGAAGGTGGACTGGGTTATTCAGGGACAGGATATAACGGACCGTTCCGCACAGCGATTACTGCAGATGGGCATATTGTGGCTGATTTCATTGATACCGGCTCACTCACAGCGGGTATTGTCAAGACTGGGAATTTAACCAGCAAATCCGGAAAGTTAAGTATCGGTTTGGATGATGAGGTTTTAAATATTGGGGGTCAGATCATTTATGATGGGGCAACCGGACAGGTGACCTTTGCCCCGACTGTTGTGTTGTCTTGGGACAATCTCAGTAATATACCCGCTCTTGCACCAGCTGATGCTGATAATACCGCCGGTGCTTTACTTGGGAATGGCTTTACAAAAGTCGGCTCGGATTTCATTTATACGGGAACGCTCACTGCAGAACAAATCAATTCCATTCTTATTGAAGGGGTTAATATTGTAGCAACTGACTCTTTAGAGGTCAGGAGTACAGATCACACCCGCTCAGAACTTGAATTTTCGATCGACAATTCAGTTTCCCCTCCTACTATAGTAAAAGTTTCTCCGGTTAATTTCGGCGCACAGTCACATGATATGGATGTCATAATTGCATGCACAGATTCTTCTCCAGGCTCCTTTAATGTGTTTGGAACTGAGGGGCGTAATGTTACGTCTATGTTTGCAGGAGATTTGTATGTTAATGGAGGAGCACCTAATTCATTAGGAAATATAGCCTTTCATGTCGATAAGGATGGTAACCTTGATTGTCGGAGCTTATCTATTAACGGAGTACCTTTTAGTGGTAATGAAGGAGGAAGTAGCGGGCCAAGCACTGTTAATACCCAGTGGGCTTCAGATGGAAATAGCTTTATTCAAACTGAGAACGGGATAAGCGTAACCTGGACTCTTTATAAGGATGTCCAAGGAAGGATAACGGGTTTAACAAGTTCTGCAGGTGATAACTTAACCGTTACCTATTAAGGAGGGAGGATCTATGGCCAATGATTTTGTAAAAGGACTTCTTACAGGAATGACGATAGGCGGAGGTATCCGTAAGCCTGCAGTTGGGGATCCTCTTTCCTCAATCCACCTTAAGGTTTTGGACTATATTAGTGGAGGGGTCAAAATTGCTGGTTACCCTACACCGGTCATTACGAATTTTAGCTTAGGCTATGGAGTTAATTCTCACCCTTATAATACTCAAGGAACACCGAATATGAATGCCCCTCAACCGCAAGTGATTTCGTTTATATCAACTTCGCTTGTAGTTGATCCACTCTTAACGATACTAATGCTGCCTTTACCGCCCAATTCACTCATGGTTACGCTAACAAAACTAACATAAAGAAGGTGAACTTGTGCCACGTGTAACGCAGGTCTTGTCCTCAGGTCAAACTAATACCAACTGGTCGCAGTATAACGATCTCATTGGTCAGTACATTACCTTGTTTAGCAATTGCCCCGATTTTCATTTAATCAGCGATAATAATCCGTCAACTGGGAGTACCGGAAGAAACATTACGTTTACGGTGGGTAATTGTAAGCACTATGTTCAATTTTACCCATATAGTAGTTACTCTTCTTGCGGGTATTATGTTAAAAACCTCGCCAATAACGGTAGTGTTGTTAATAACTGGTCATACAGTGTATCGAATTCCTTAAACTATAATGCCTGGTTATTGTATAGCGGTTCAATCTTTTACGGTAACATAGGTGGACCTCCAGTTCCTCTGTATTTTAAAGCAACGGATGGAAATTGGTATTTAAATTACGGAGGTTTTTGGGATAACTCTCAGGATGTATCGACGTTAAGCCTTTATACAACGTACATGGATGGCTATGATGTGAACGGTAATTACTTTCCTATCCGAGGCAAGATTAGGTTGGGTAATCAGTTTCAAACCTTTGATCCTATCGGAATATATGGAATCTCAAATTTAGGTCTTAATAGTGGTTCCACGTATCAAGATGCATATGGAAAATATTGGTACATCAGTGGGACTACATCTTATACTGATCTTGAGTAGGGAGGTCCAATAATGTTTGGAGTAAATAATATTGTTATGTATCTACAAGGTTTAGGGATAGATAGTTCAAACATCCTAGTATCCGAAAGCCCTGAAAAGTCTGCAGATCCTTCGAAATCCCTTTACACGGTAGCGGTGAGCGGGGATAACGCCGATGATTTATTGAAACAAGCCAAGGAGCAGTTGGATCGTCCTGACACGCATTCGGTTTATATGGATGCAATAGAAGTTTTAACTCGAGTAGTCAAGGTAAACCCCGGTTTGCTACAAATCAGTATTTGCCTTAAATAATTCAAGTGCTGATCACTAAGATTAAAACAGTTTATCAGTATAAATGTGAAACGCCATGGGGCGTTATTTTTATGTCTGAAAGGGGCGAGAAACCTTGACTGAATTAGAAATGGCGGATTTAAAGACACGGGTCGCGGTGCTGGAAACCAAAGATGTGGCGACAGAAGCCCGGTTAAACACCTTGGAAATTGACGTAGGAAAAAAGTTTGACCGCCTTGAGGCGAAGCTGGACCAAGTGTTACAAACGGCGAGGGGACGACCGACTTGGACAATCACGCTGATCATAAGCAGTCTCATGACCCTTGTCACTGGGCTTATTGTTTATGTGGTTACTGGTTGAGGAGGATGATTATGGAAATTAGACCTTGTGCCATTCACTATATTGATCTGCATCATACTGCCGGCCATGAGGCCAATACTGCTCAGGTAAGACAAGAACATCTCAATCGAGGCTGGGGAGACATTGGCTATAACGCAGTTATTGAACCGGATGGAACCGTGGGGGTTGGACGGGATGTAAATTACTCTGGGGCTCATGATCCCGGAATGTCACCGGACGGGGTTCATACTATGAATCAGACAGCGTTTGCAATCTCCCATATAGGCAACTTCATGAATGATTATATGAGTGACATACAGTTTAATGCTTCTGTAAAGTACTGCGCTCAGATCTGTAAAAAATATGGTATCGTCCCTTCGAAAGCAACAATTAAGCGACACCGGGATCAATCTCCCACTGAATGTCCAGGAGATCATTTCCCGTATGACCGCTATGTAAATGAAGTTATTAGCTTAATGAAGGAGGATGGAACTGTGGAGGAGGGTATTCTAATCTTTGGTCCGGATGATTTTATTGCTGCACGATATTTAGCAGCGACCCTGAATAATGAGGTCGCTATTTTTATGCGCAATCAGGATAAAACTCCCCCTGATTCAATTCAGACAGTTAAACACTTATATGTTGTGGGTGGAAGTGAAGTGAACCACCCCAACCAAACCTTATTATCCGGAGAGACATGGTTTAATACTGTTGAAGCCGTCGGCAAGAAACTGGGGCGATTATAAAATGAACCGTTACCTTAAAAGTAGCGACTTTGATTATTAGGGAGGAATGAAGTATGGTACAAAATCGACTTAGAAGTCCTGTGGCCTGGGGAGCGTTGGCTGCGCTGGTTTTGTTTATTCTTAAAACCTACGGAGTGCTTGCGGGTATTGGTTTAACAGAGGACAGCTTTAAAGAGCTGACAACCCTGATTTTCGGAGTAGCGACAGCCTTTGGCATTCTGAATAATCCTACGGATAAGGACAGTTTCTGATACTCTAAGTTTGGCCTTACAGCTTCATGGCCAATGCCGACACAACACTCGCCAAGGCTAAAACTGCCGGATTTGCTTACAATTTTATAAAACCAAAACAGTTAACTGCTTAAGCCGCCGGGTGATTGATTTCACCAGGCGGCTTTTTTTGTCCTTACCTCTTCCCTATTATCGGTACTCAAACCGCCCTCTCCTGTCCTGTGGATGGTGAGAGGGTTAGTTGCCCTCCGATGGGAGGAAACCAAATATGACAAATATCACAGATGCAAAGCCGGAAATCGGTTATGAAAAAAGACCTGTTTCACAGGAGCAGTTGCTGCGTGAACTGGATTATGTGAGGGCGCAGCGTCTGCTTAAAGTTATGCTTGATAAAGGGCTAATTTCCTTGTCGGAATTCGATAAGATAACCGTACTGAATCGCCAGTCTTTCTCACCTGCTCTGGCACCGATCATGCCCTGAAATCGTTGATAATGCCCCCGTTCAGAGGTAATATGTCACACTGACGAGGAGGTGAGAACTTGAAGAAGGTAATGAAAATCGCTCAAAATACAGCTGATTTTATAGGGCATCCCAAGCTTCGGGTGACAGCATACTGCCGTGTCTCTACCGACAACGATGAGCAGCTGGTCAGCCTTGAAACGCAGATAAAACACTACGAATCCTACATCAATGCAAATCCTGATTGGGAGTTTGCCGGGCTTTATTATGATGAGGGCATCACAGGTACGAAAAAGGAAAAACGGCCTGAGCTGCTTCGGATGATTGCCGACTGTGAAAATAAGAAAATCGACTTCATCGTGACAAAGTCTATCAGCCGGTTTGCCCGAAACACAACGGACTGCCTGGAACTGGTCAGAAAGCTGATTGACCTTGGTGTATTCATTTATTTCGAGAAAGAAAACATCAACACCGGGTCAATGGAAAGCGAACTCATGCTGTCAATCCTGAGTGGACTGGCCGAAAGCGAGTCTGTCTCCATCGCTGAAAACAGCAAGTGGTCGGTAAAGCGCCGCTTCCAAAACGGCACCTTCAAAATCTCCTACCCGCCCTACGGCTAT